ACCGGATGGCCGCGATTTTTTTTGTGGGCCCCTCAACGCACTAACTGACAAGGACAAGCTAACCAATCATATGACGCGCTCAAAGCTTAATTATTTTGTGGTCCCCTATTTAAACTTCGTCCCCAAGTAGTTTCTTTTGCACTATGTGGGATCCGGATCCATTGTTAAACGAGTTTCCCGAAACCGTTCACGGTTTTAGATGTATGTTAGCAGTTAAATATCTGCAGTTAGTAGAAAAGTCTTATTCTCCTGATACATTAGGTTACGATTTAATTAGGGATTTAATTTCAGTTATTAGGGCTAAAAATTATGTCGAAGCGACCAGCAGATATAATCATTTCCACGCCCGCTTCGAAGGTACGCCGCCGTCTCAACTTCGACAGCCCGTATGTGAGCCGTGCTGCTGCCCCCATTGTCCGCGTCACCAAAGCAAAAGCATGGGCGAACAGGCCCATGAACAGAAAGCCCAGGATTTACAGGATGTACAGAAGTCCAGATGTCCCTAGAGGATGTGAAGGCCCATGTAAGGTCCAGTCGTTTGAGTCTAGACACGATGTAGTCCATATAGGGAAGGTCATGTGTATTAGTGATGTCACCCGCGGTACTGGGCTGACCCATAGAGTTGGTAAGCGTTTTTGTGTTAAGTCTGTTTACGTTTTGGGGAAGATATGGATGGATGAGAACATCAAGACCAAAAATCACACGAACAGTGTCATGTTTTTTCTTGTTCGTGACCGACGTCCTGTTGATAAGCCACAAGACTTTGGAGAGGTGTTCAATATGTTTGACAACGAGCCTAGCACTGCTACTGTGAAAAATATGCACAGAGATCGTTATCAGGTGTTGAGGAAGTGGCATGCAACTGTCACCGGTGGACAATACGCTTCAAAGGAACAGGCATTAGTGAAGAAGTTTGTTAGGGTTAATAATTATGTTGTTTATAACCAGCAAGAGGCTGGGAAGTATGAGAATCACACTGAGAATGCATTGATGTTGTATATGGCGTGTACTCACGCCTCTAACCCTGTGTATGCTACGTTGAAGATACGGATCTATTTCTATGATTCAGTATCGAATTAATAAATATTGAATTTTATTGAATATGTTTGATCTACATATACAACGTGATGTAATACATTCCATAATACATGATCAACTGCTCTATTTACATTGTTAATACTGATAACTCCTAAATTATTTAAATACTTAAGCACTTGGGTCTTAAATACCCTTAAGAAACGACCAGTCGGAGGCTGTGAGGTCATCCAGATTCGGTAGACTAGGAAACATTTGTGTATCCCCAACACTTTCCTCAGGTTGTGATTGAACTGTACTTGGACGGTGATGATGTCTTGGTTCATCAGGAATGGCCGGTTGTGGTGCTCTGTTATCTTGAAATATAGGGGATTTTGAATCTCCCAGATAAACACGCCATTCTCTGCTTGAGCTGCAGTGATGAGTTCCCCTGTGCGTGAATCCATGGTCGTGGCAGGCTAATGCTATGAAGTAAGAGCAGCCGCACGGTAGATCAACTCGTCGACGCCTGGTTCCCCTCTTGGCTAGCCTGTGTTGCACTTTGATTGGAACCTGAGTAGAGTGGGCCTTCGAGGGTGACGAAGATCGCATTCTTTAAAGCCCAGTTTTTAAGTGCGAAATTCTTTTCTTCATCCAAGAACTCTTTATAACTTGAGTTGGGTCCTGGATTGCAGAGGAAGATAGTGGGAATTCCGCCTTTAATTTGAACTGGCTTCCCGTATTTTGTATTTGATTGCCAGTCCCTTTGGGCCCCCATGAATTCTTTAAAGTGCTTTAGGTAGTGGGGATCGACGTCATCAATGACGTTATACCAGACATCATTACTGTAGACCTTTGGGCTAAGGTCTAAATGACCACACAGATAATTATGTGGGCCCAGAGACCTGGCCCACATCGTCTTCCCAGTACGACTATCACCCCTCATGACTATACTTACAGGTCTCAAAGGCCGCGCAGCGGCACTGACGACGTTCTCAGCAGCCCACTCTTCAAGTTCTTTTGGAACTTGATCAAGGAAGAAAGAAAAAAAGGGGGAAACATAACCTTCTTTAGGAAGTGTAAAATCCCTATCTAAATTAAGATCTAATAATGGAAATTGGAAAACAAAACCTTGGGGTGCTAATTCTTTAATGACTCTAAGAGCCTCTGACTTACTCCCTGCGTTAAGCGCTGTGGCGTAAGCGTCATTGGCTGACTGTTGTCCGCCTCTTGCAGATCTTCCATCGATCTGAAACTCTCCCCAGTCGAGGGTGTCTCCGTCCTTCTCCAGATAGGACTTGACGTCTGAGCTTGATTTAGCTCCCTGAATGTTTGGATGGAAATGTGCTGCCCTGGTTGGGGAAACCAGGTCGAAGAATCTGTTATTTTGGCACTTGTACTTTCCTTCGAACTGGATGAGCACGTGAAGATGAGGTTCCCCATCTTCGTGGAGTTCTCTGCAGATTTTTATGTATTTTTTGTTTACTGGGGTTTGTAGGTTCTGAAGTTGGGTGAGTGCTTCCTCTTTAGTAAGAGAGCATTGTGGATAAGTGAGAAAGAAATTTTTGGCATATATTTGAAAACGTTTGGGAGGAGCCATTGACTTGGTCAATCGGTACTCAGAACTAGTCCTATAGCAATCGGTGATTGGTACTCAATATATAGTGAGTACCGAATGGCATTAATGTAATTTAGAAAAGTAATTCAAAATCCTAACGCTCCAAAAGCGGCCATCCGTATAATATT